GACGCCCCAGCGAACCGCCCCACGTCTTCCAGACTGCCCGGCGCGCAGTTGGCGCGGGCCTGTGCTGCGGTGCAGTAGAACTGTTCAAGGTCGAAGTTGACTTGCAGGACGTACCAGAAAATCAGGCGTTCGAACGCCGCGTTGTGCGCGCGTATCTGGCCGCGATGGTTCTTGACGGCTGGCGGGAAAGGCTGACCGGGCAGCCACGTCCGCACGTCTTCGTCGTCGAAGGCGTAAGACATACACAGCACTTCGGTGCTTAAGTCTTGCGCGTAATTGTAAACGCCGTGCGCCTTCAGGTCGCAACGGCTGCGGGTCTCGAAATCACAATATAAGATAGCCACGGATGCCTCACTTCATCCGCTACTCGCCGGGACGGCCCAACCCCGCCCCGGCTTTCGCGCCCCCTGTTACGATACGCGGCGGCGGCGGCGCGGAGCGTCACCAGCTTCGGTATCGTCGTCGGCTTCCGGCGCTTCGCTTTCGCTCACGCTGTCTGCGTCAAGAGACACCCAATCTACAATATCGAAGACCGGCGTGTAAATACGGCCATACGACTTGTGCTGGTAGTGTTCCTTCTTCAGACGAACCAGCGGAACCGGCTTGTCCGGGTTCTTGTCGGCCTGATCGGCAATGGCCAGAGCCAGCGCCTGCACCGCACGCTTACCGCCGACCGAAGTGACAGTGTAGCGCGCCTGCATTCCTTCATCTTCGCCGGTCGTGCAAGCCAGCGACATACCGACCTGCATTTCCCAGCCGCGCTTAGCGCCGTCAGGGGAAGGGCCGGTTTCCGGCAGCGGTTCATGAACCGGCACCATCTTTTCACCCAATACAGTTCCCTCGCCCCACGCAATATAGCCGTGGATGAACGAGAACGGGTTTACCGCCCAGATGCTGTCGTCTTCTACTTCGGTCTGATCGGCGCCGAATACCCAATGTCCGGTCTTGTCCATCTTGAGGATGACCATACCGCCCGAACCGCCGACTTCCGCCTCAATTGAGCGCAGAGCGGACGACAGGGACTTGACCGACGGCAGATTGGCACCACCGAACTTCACTACATCAGACATAACTTTAACTCCTTGGTTGTACGTTACTGGATTTTAGCCATTGCCTTCTTCAGCGTCTGGCCGATTGACACTACTTCCGGGCGCGGGTCACTTTCCGGCGCGAGAGTAGAGCCGCTTGACACGGCGACCACAAGGTCGTCGGGCAAGTTCTGCTTCGCCTTCTTCAGCAGCTTTTCAGCCGCTGCGGGCGAGATGATCTTTTCTTCGAACGGTTCAACACCGGCCAGCGTAAGGTACGCTACCGCCTTGTCGGTGTCCGTCCATTGGCGTGTCGCGCGCTTGTTAACCAGCTTCCAGCCGGGCACCTTCTGGCCCTCTTCGATAAGGCCGTGCGCCAACTGCTGCAAGTCCTTCAGGAAACTTTCGACCAGCGGGATTTGGTCAAGGTAATGCGCGATCTGTTCGACCGGCAGCGCTTCGACCTTGGCCTTGGTGATGCGGTCGATGGCGCCAGTCATCAGCGGGCAGACCGGCTTGGCGGCGCACCACTTGCAATGGTCGCCAGCAGACAGCGGCGCGTCCGGCTTCAGCGCCACGCGGACGGCGCGGACCAGTTCTTCCTCAAACGCCTTGACGCGGTCGATGGTGGTCATCCAGCGCTTGACGTAGGGCGGCTGGACGATGACCAGTTCTACATCCTTCGCACCGTCGAACGCCCACTTCGTTTTCTGCGTACGCATAGCAGCCGCAGCGTAGAAGAGTAGCTGGGCGTTCTCTTCGACTTCGACTGCGACGCCGTCGCCAAACTTCCAATCAAGAACAATGGCGCGGTCGCCAAGGCGACCAATAAGGTCCACGCTGCCGAACACATCAGGCAGCAACTCGCCAAAGTCCACCACAGCTTCGACCGCATAGTCCAAGTTCCCTTCAGGGTCGATTTCGTCCAGCGCTTGCAGCGCGACCAGCAGCTTGCTGTCCAGCAAGTCCTGCGTCAGTTCGATTTCGGCGTACTTGCGGCCCAGATACGCAGCCGGGTGCATATCCTTGGTCAGCACGTCTGCGATGGTGTCGTGCAGCAGAGTGCCGGTGTCTGCGTAGCTGCTGCTGGGCTTGGGTGGCATTTTGTCCACCAGCGCCACGCTGCCGGGGCAGGCGATGACGCGCTTGGCGGTCGAGCCGCCGACAATACGGCTATGTTGAGCCATCTCGTTTACTCCACTGTACTGTTTGGAGCGCTCACCTTACACGACAAAAATTGTTACGCAACCCCTAGACACACAAAAAATGTTTCACTATTCCACAAGCCATGACCGAGAAAGAGATCGAAGCTTATTTCGTCAAACGCGTTAAGGCGCTGGGCGGCTACGCGTACAAGTTCCGCAGCGTGACGCAGCGCGGCGTTGCGGACCGGATTGCGTGTATGCCGAACGGCGAAGCATGGTTTGTTGAATTGAAGAAGCCGGGCGGCCGCCTGTCGGCGCTGCAAGAGATATTTGCCGAAGAGATGCAGCACGCCAAGCAGCACTACGCTTGCCTTTGGTCGAAGGATGACGTGGACGAATGGTGCAAACGCTTCAGCTAAGGCCGTATCAGGATGACGCCGCAGACTTTCTGTTCGAGCGTGACCGGGCGATGATCCTTGCGCCGGTCGGCGCGGGGAAAACGATGATCGCGCTGACGGCGATGGCCGATATGGTGGCGCACGGCCACGCGTCGCGCTGGCTGGTCGTCGCCCCCAAGCGCGTCTGCACGGATGTCTGGCCGGTCGAAGCGCCGAAGTGGGCGCCGATGCTGCGGCTGGCGCTGGCCGTCGGCACACCGCAGCAGCGGCAGGAAGCGCTGGCCAGCGATGCCGACGTGGTCGTTATCAACTACGACAACCTCAACAAGCTGACCGACCTGACCGGCTTCGACGGGATCGTGTTCGACGAACTGACGCGGCTGAAGAACCCTAGCGGCAAGCGCTTCAAGGCGCTGGAGAAGCTGATTGCGCCGGTCAAGGTGCGCTGGGGCCTGACCGGGTCATTCACGTCAAACGGCCTTGAAGACGTGTTCGGCCAGTGCAAGATCATCGACCAAGCGCTGCTGGGCCGTGCCAAGGGGGCGTTCTTGCAGCAGTATTTTATCTGCGCCAACCGTGACTTTGGCCAGTGGACGCCAGCGTCCGGGGCGCTGGAACAGGTTATGGCACGCATTCGCCCGGCAACGTATGTGCTGGAGCCGGGCGAGTACAAGGATAAGCTGCCGCCGTGCAACGTCGTGGAAGTGCGGTCAGCTTTTGCGGACCCCAAGCCCTACGCCAAGATGAAGGCCGAATACGTTGTCCGCTTTGGCGACGAACGCGTCATTGCGCAGAACGCCGCGTCGGTCACGACCAAGCTGCAACAGATGGCGTCCGGCTTCGTTTACAACCGCGACGGCGGAATGGGGTCTATCTGGTTCAGCCAGCACAAGTTCGACCGGCTGGCCGAACTGCTGGACGAAAACCAGCGCGCCAACACGATTGTCGTCTACTCGTATCAGGAAGAATTGGCCGAACTGAAGCGCCGCTTCCCGCACGCGCAGACGATTGACGACGAGAACGTCATTGAGCGCTGGAACCGTGGCGAAGTTGAACTGCTGCTGGTGCATCCCAAGTCAGCCGGGCACGGCCTGAACCTACAGCATGGCGGCTGCCACATGGTGTTTCTGTCGCTGCCGTGGTCGCTGGAACTATACGAACAAACCGTAGGGCGCCTGCACCGCAGCGGGCAGCGCCACGACGTTTGGGTATACGTCATGCTGACGGAAAAGACGATTGATGAACGTATCTGGGCAGCGCTGCACGACAAGCGCGCGGTGTCCGACATAGCCCTAGAGGAATTGAAAGATGGCTAAAGTATCATGGCAGACGCTGGCAGCGAACCTGCCGAACTACAGCGAGGCTGAAATTCAGCAGATGCTGGACGACGAAGTAAACTTGCACAAGCGCACGGCAATCGGTCTGCGATTGCACCAGCGCCTGTGCAAGCTGCGTATGATGCGCGAAAGGCGCGAATTGTCAGAAAGGATGAAGAAGTGAGCGATATAAGCGCCACGCTGGAACAGCGCGGAAACCGTTACGGCTCGTTTGAAGGCCACGCCGAGGTAACGCAAAGAATGAAACAGGTGCTTACGCGCGGCGATAGCTGGCATAGGATGGCGCCGGATCAAAAAGAAGCGTTGGAAATGATCGTCCATAAGATCGGGCGTATCATCAATGGCGACCCCGACTATGACGACAGTTGGGTCGATATAGCCGGGTATGCCAAGTTGGTCGCAGACCGCTTACAAGCGCGGGATGCCTGCGCGTAAGAAAGCGACGGCGGCGGCGCTGAACGCAGCGTTAGCCGCCGTCAGCAGGTCCGTGTCACCTACCAGATAGCTGGCCACAGCGGACAGAATGCCCAGACCGGCCATGATATAGGTGCGGTAGCCCTTCAGCATATTACTTCTCCTTTTGTGTTTGCGCATACCGCCTATGGGTACGCGCTCCTTGGGAGTTCAAAATGAGGCCCGTCAGGAAAAGACCTGCTTAGAACCTTAGCTGTTATGGGGCCTTGTATAGCCGTAAGCAGCTTCCAAGTTCCACCCCACCTAATATGGACGTTTTCCCGAATAGACGCAGACCGCATTACGTCTGCCAGCCGGTGATACAGCGGCCAATCCCATGACACCTTGCCGTCGATGACGGGTGCTAGGTCAACCGCGTGCCCGGTCAGGTGCCGCGAATTCATTGTCTTGGTAGCACCGTTGGCCAAAAGCTGTTTCTGCCGCTCGACCGTGCGCAACCCTTCCAGCACCGTAAAGTCCATGTCGGACATGGCGGCGGCTTTCTTGACGACGCGGACGAGATCGGGGTGCACGCCTTCCAGCCGCGCCAGTGACCGTTGGCTTAGGATGATGCTCATTTCAGTCCCAGCATAGTAAGCAGAATACCAATCAGCAGCAGAATAATCGTCCCGGCCACGGTCATGCCAAGACCTTCCAAACGCTTCAGGCGTGCGCAAATGCTTTCGTATCTTAGCGCGCAAACTTCCTCATGCGTGTTCAAGCGCGCTTCAGTCTGGTCGATAGAAGTCATTGGTAGATCACTCGGCTACTGGTTGGGGCTGTAGGATGGACGCGTAAGAAGTTCGCGCAGATACTGTGTCATCGCGTTGGTAGCGCCGGGCGGAATTTGGGCCGTGATGCCGCCCAGCGTGTCGGCAGTCGGGCGCACGCCGAGCAGCCGCGACGCTTCGGTTGGCGACGCCAGCGCAGGCGCCAGCCGCTTCAGCACGGTTTCGGCCAGCTTGTTGGCGTATTCGCGTTCAAGCTGCTCTGCCATAGCGCCGCCGCCGTAGATGCGGGGGGCGCCACCAGCAATGCGCGACAGCCCGCGCATGAACACGTTTGGCACGCCCGGCTCCAGCGCTTCCATGACGCGGGACCGTGCACCGCCCGGCAGCGACAGGCGCTGCGACGGCGTCAGGTCTTCCAAGCCGGTCTGCGCCACGGCGCGGGTAGCTTCAATCTGCTTGGCCAGACTGTGCGCGGTCGGCAGCTTCGGACCCATCAGTTCGACGTTGATGTCAAATCGGCCCGGACCGAAGAAGTCCTTGACGAAGTCAGGGTCATCGCCCGCCATGACCTTGGCGTAGCGCGCTTCAGGCAGCTTGGTCAGTTCGCGTTCGAACTGCTGACGCTCAACCTTCTTCATGCCCTGCGAGAACGCGTCCAGATAATCAGTCCAGCCGCGCCCGCCAGCCGCCTTGATGGCGTCGTCAATCAGCGGCTGCGTCTCACCAATAATCTGCGCGGTATACGCCTGAAGCGTCTTGGGGTCGGTCGGCCCCAGCAGGTCGGAGATGACCGAACCCATGTTCTTGCGCAGTTCGTACAGCCCGGTAGCGTCGATGACACCGCCGAACTTGGCGGCGCGGCGTTCCAGATTGTTGGCAAACTCCGACAGCACGCGGAAGCGCGCCGGGTTGACGAACTCTGCCTCGTCTGCCGCGCGGCGTAGGTTTCCGACGACGCTGCCAATATCCAGCGGCTGAAGGCCCTGCGCGCGGAGATTAGCCGCCACCTCTTCAGCAGCCCGCGCTTCAGCACCGTACTGCAAGGATTTGTCAGCCGCCTGACCTGCGCGCTGCTCCAGACCGCCGACGACGCCGCGCTGGCGGTTGATGGCAGCCGCGTTAAACGCATCGCCAAGGTCGTCCATCTGACCCAGCGCCATCGCCTGATTGTCGGCAGCGCCCATGAACCGGCGCGCGCGTTCAACTTCAGCCGACGCAGCGTCACGCAGACGCATGGCGTTCCGTTCGGCGGGAATGATCTGCGTGCGGCCAATGTCGGCCAGCATCAGATTTTCTTCGCGCATCGGCGCAGTAGCTGCACGCACAGCTTGCTTGGCCGACGCGATGCCGCCCACCGCAGCGGTCTGCGTTTCGCCGCCACGGATAAACGCGCGCATCTCGTCCTGCGCTTCGGCGCGGGCCTTGGCTGACTGTTCCAGCAGCTTACTGGCCTTGCTACCGCTGACGATACGCGTGGCGGCTGCAAATTCCGGCGTCAGCAGACCGCGTTCAGCCAGAAACTCTGCCGTATTAGCCTTGACGTTCTTCGGCGCGTTACGCAGCGCATTCGCAATCTGCGCGGGGTTGTCCGCGATGATGTTGCGCAGAATGTCAGCGGCCTTGGTTTCTCCCAGACGCTTGGCCAGCAGGTCGTACGTCCAGCCAATGCCATTGCGGGCCATCGACCCGACAATCGGAATGACGGCGCCCGTTGCGGCGGCGGTATCAATATCTTGATCGGTCAGCGCCGCAGTGGCGGCGCCAGCGCCAGCACCGCCGCCAGCGCGCAGGACAGCCCGTCCGGTTTTGCTGGCCGCTACAGGTGCGCCGCGTTTTACGGCGGCCTTGGTGACGGGGCGCACGCCGACGCCGCCGCTGCTGATGGCCTTACCGCCTTGTTCCAGAACGCGTCCGGTACGCTTGGCTACATTAGCACCACGCCCCAACTTGGGCGCCACTTGCGCCAACTTTTGGCCGCCCTTGGCCAGCAACTGTCCGCCGCCCGACACCAAAGGCGCCGTTGCAACCGTTTCTCCGGTAATCTGACCTGCGGTAAAGAAGTTCGGATTTGCTTCGCGCTGGGGCTGATATTGACGTTCGTAAGCCGCTTTCTGTTCCGGCGTAAGCAGCTTGCGCCCTTCCGGGTCTAGAAACTCGATAATTCCGCCGATGGCGCGGGGGATAGCTTCGCCGATGCCGGACAAAAACGACTGCGTGCGAGACGGCGGGGGTTGCTGCGGTTGCGCTTGCTGCGCACGCACGCGCTTGATCTCCGCAGCCAGTGCCCGCGCTGCGTCTTCGTCGCCAGCCCTATCGGCATTAATCAGCGCGGTTTCTAGCTGCTTCAGTGTCGGCACTATCAGCCCCCGTATTTTTTCAGCAAGTCGTCAATGTTGCGCCCGCGCTTGGTCGGCGTGCCGGTAGCGCGCGGCGCTTCGCCACCTTCTAGTCTCGCACGACGCTGTTCAGCACGTTCAAGCCCGCGACGGACGATGCCTTCGAATTCGCGTGCGGCCTTGATGAAGCCGACTTCCGACGACGAACGGCGCATACGGGTCAGAGCCTGCGTAGCTTTCTGACCTTCGACTTCGGTAATCTGGCCGGTGCCTTTCAGGCTTTCGTATGCCTTCAAGAACGCGCCGCCTTCGATCTGGTCAACCAACGCGTCAAAGTCAGCGGACTGCGTACCGGGAATGAACCGCAAGCCCGGAATACCAGCGCCGATAACGCTTTCAAAGCCGGGGTGCGGCGGGCGCTTGCCGCGCACGATTTTACCGTCCTGCACGCGCAAGTCGCCAATCATCTGGTCGATGACCGACAGCGTGTTCTGCGCCGCGTCCTTGGCAGCGCCGTACTTCTCAAGAAAGTCTACGTCTGCTTCAGCCTGCTTTTCAGTCCGCTTTTCCTGATAGATTTCCTGCGGCGACCGCCGCTGTGCCTGCGCTTCTTCGCGTACCCGTTTGATCGGCACCTTAGCGGACCCCGGAATAGCCGTCTCTGGCGCCTGCATGGGCGACTTGACGCGAACAGGTGCGTAATCGTTCGGGTTGTACTGCACCTGCTGGCCCATCGGCGCCTGCGGGCCTTCAAACGACATACCGTCGTCGGCTACAGCAGGGCCAAAGTCGGCTTGCTGCGGGCGGTAAACCGCCGACTGCGCGCCGGGTACGCCGCTGCCCATCTTCAGGCCGCTCTGCTGGACCCACTGGTCAACCGCTGCCTGATTTTCCGGCGGCAGCATCTGCTTCAGTTGTTCGACGTGGACCGGGTCAATAAACCCGCTGTCCAGCGCGGCCTGCACGATCTGCGGCGCGTTTTCCATCGTCAGTGGTTCTACGCCGCTCTGCTCAGCCGAAATAGGCTTGACCAGCGGGTTGCCCATAGGGATCGACCGGGGGTCAACGCCCCGACGCAGCAGGTCTTGCGGTCCGGTATTAGCGCCGCGTGTGGGCCGCGCGGACACACCGCCAGCGGACGGTGCGAGCGCGGGCGCTGACGGCGCGACAGCAGGCGCCGCCTTACCGCCGACCGGACGCGAAATATCAGGCACAGGAACCGCGTAGGTAGCGCCGGGAATGCCGGAAATGTTGGCACCCATGACGCCGCCTTCGGGCGTGATAAGTTCCTTGGTGATAGCTTTACCGTACCGCGCTTCAAAGTTCTGGTCCATCGTCCCCATCATGAGGATGAAGCTATCCTTGTTGAACTTTTCTGGCGGCATGGCCTGACGCAGAAGCTGCGCCTGTTCTGGCGCCTCCTGCTGAATTCCGTCCAGCCAAGCTGCGTACACCGCAGGCCCGCCCTGAATGACAGCGGGCGCCATATTGCGGTACTTGGCGTACATCAACGCTTCTTTGTCGAGATTGAACTTTTCAGCAGCACGCGCCTCTTGAGCAAGGTCCAAGTCCATGCGCTGCTGCGCCTGCTGCGTTTGACGCTGCGCGTTCTGCATCTGCATCATCTGGTTAATGAGCATACTGTTCTGCTGAATGGCGCTGCCCAGACCAGCGGATTGCGGGGCGCGGGCTTGCAGAGCGATTGCTTGGTTGGCCATGTTTTAACCCTTCATCCCCGCATAGCCGCCATACGACATAGTGCCGGGCGGCAGACTGCTGCCGCTGTTCGCCATGGAATTAAGATAGTTCGTCTGCGCCTGATACATCGGGTACTGCATCGCCATCTGTCCGGCGCCGCTAAGTGCACCGGCCAGCGCGTTGGCGCTACCGACATAGCCCGACGCGCGGGCGGCGCCTGCGTTCATCGCGTTCGTAGCCGACGCTTGACCAAACTGGCCAGCCGCGCCGGTCAGCGTATTGGCCGAAGACTGCCCCGCGCCCATAAGCGACTGAAGCGGGTTAAGGCGCGCGGCGCGTTCGACCTGATAGCGGTTAAACGCGTTCTGGTATTCTTGGCTGGCCAAGTCCTGACCGAAACGCTGAATACCCTTCATGGTGGCGCCGGACATCAGATTGCCGCGCGCAGCCGCCGACCGTTCCAGTGCCTTCATACCTTCGGACTGCCGGAAGGCGTAGCCGGGGTCGGCTTCAAATTGATCCTTGCCAAACGGCTTGGCCAGACTGCCGTAGCCCGCCGCGCCCGCATCGCCGCCGATACCAAGCAACTGCATAATCTGCTGCTGCGCAGTTAGGCCAGCTTGACGGAACGGCTCTTGCAGTTCCGTCTGCCGCTCAAACATACGTTCCTGCGAAGCCTGCGCTTCCCGCGCGGCGTTCTCCTGCGCTTTTGCGGCCTTCTTAGCGCCGCTGCTGGCGATTAGTCCACCGCCGACCGCGCCGACGGCTCCGATACCGGCTGCAATTACTGCTGGGGGCATTTCGGTAACTCCATCTTGAACACGTCGTAAGCGGCTCCAAGCGAGTATATCACTTCGCCCGTAGGTTGCATACCCCCACGCCGAGCAAACCACGACACGAATTTAGCGTTAGGCGCTATCCGCGCCCACAGTCTATCAGCGCCGTTCGACACGGCGTATTCTATGGTAGCCGTACGCGCTTTCGCCGCCCATGCGCCGCGCCCTTGCGGCAGCACAAATACATGGACTTCGTAAACGCCGGGTGCGCTCCACGCCAAAGCAAACCCGCCGTATTCACCCATCAAAAACCAGTTTTTTTCGTCGTTGACCGCGTCAGTAAAGTCTAGTTCGCCGAGCGATGCGGGGCCGAGATACGGGCGCACATCGGGATGGTTCGCCGCAAGGTTTATCAGGTCTACGTCGAAACACCTTTCCAGCATTAGCTTACCAGACGGCCAGACGCGCGGATGTTAATGGCGGACGCGGTTCCCGCGACAGTCGAAATAAAACCGCCAACAGGCAAGATGTGGCCGACCAGTTCGGGAAACGTGTATGTTTCGGAAGGTTGAAGCGTCTTGGTCTTGACGATAAGATTGTCGCTGCCCGCGCTGCCAGCGGGCGAAATCAGATTGACGCTGATCGTAGCCGCTAACGCGCTGTAGTTCGTAGCCGTAAACTTGTCGATGATCGTCTGCACGCCCGTAGAGGTGTACTGCGTTGTCTGCGCCGCCTCTGCGGTTTTTGCCGGAATGATGTTGCTGATAGAAACAGACATGGAAATCCCCTGTTACTTTTTACGCGCTTTAGGCTTGGGCGCTTGAGGAATAGGGTCCGGCTTTTCCGGGAACGCTGATTTCGGCCCCAGCAGCTTTTCAAACATATCCAGCGATTTGCCGCTGACGGGTCTGTGCGCGTGGGTCATCGTCCTGTTACCTCAATCGTGGTTGTAAGCTGCGTGGTCGCAACGCCGGGATACCGGATAGGAAGGATCGTCGTCGTCACGACGCCCACGTTCGCGGGCACGGTGACAGCCGAGTTGCCGCTGGTGACGAGCGCGCCCTTAATCGCGCGGAATAGGTTAGTGGGCAACGCGATGGTGATGTTACCGCTACCGTCAGATGTCTGCACCACTACGTTACGGTATATGATAGTACCGTCGGCGGAGACGTTCCACGACCAGTTAGTCCCCGGCAATGCCTCGACAATATCCTTTACGCGGGTTTCGCTGATAGCGTAACCCGAAGCGTCCACTACCTTTGCGGTCGTGTACGTTCCAGAGCCACGGAACGTATTTTGGCGTTCAATAATCTGCCTGTCTAGGACTGTTGGAGCGACATACAGCCATTCTGAAAACGACGCGTAGCTAACCGTCATGTTTTCGGTAATACGGATAGTCGAAGAAGACGCGCCGCCGATGGCAAAAGCGTTGCCCAGCGTCCACGCGCCTTCCGCAAATATCTCGTTTCCGTCAATGATCGTGTCGATACAGTCAATCAATGACCCTATGCGCGTGATGTTGTCTGTAGAAGTAGCGTCAGCTACGAACAGGCCGTCGCGGATGCGGACAAATTCAAGGTGCTGGAAGTTGAAAGCAGGGCCGGAACCTTGCCACCCGCAAGTGTCAAAAATCCAATTGTCGGCGGGCGCGTACGCGGTGTTCGTGTCCAAAATCTGCGCAAAGCCAGTGCCTGAATAGGCTTGGCTGTTTGCCCATCGGCCCTGCTCGTGCGAATGTACGAGCGACGTAAACCCGGTCCACAGAAAATCCCAGCCGTACTTATAGCCGACAACCATGCAGTTATCGAAGTTGTAGCTATCGCCAGCGCCCGTCCCGGCCTTGCCCGGAGGGCAGTCAGGGTCAGACGCAGAGTTCGAAGGGAACACATGGGCGTTAGTGGTCAGGTAGAAGAAGTTGCGCCCGAACACGGTGAAGTTGCGCCAATCCAGACCGCGCTGAATGTTCCGTGTGATCGTGCAATTCACGAAATACGAACTGGTATCGCGCGCCAGAACCATCACGTTGTCGATGACATGACACCACGCAGGCTGATCGCCTGAAAAACGAACGTTGAAACAGCAGGCGGCAGCGGTGCCCGCGTACGGGGTGACGCGCAAGTTCTGCACATAAAACGTGCCTGTAGCGGCTACGGAGTTGGTAAACCCGTGCGACCAGAATGTCCCTGTGCCAGTGTACTTGATTTCAGTCAGGTCGCGCCCTGCGCCCCACAGGTTTACATTTTGGTTTTCGCCGGTCTGAATGCCAATGTCGAAAATGCCGACGCCAGCCGGTAGATTAAGTTCGCCGCCGCTGGGGCGGTCGTTAAACCATGCCTGCACCGACACGGCGTCTATCTGGTTAGACAGCGACGTAACCTGCGGGACCAACGCTTGCCATTGGGCCAGCGTATAGCCGGTTACGTCCATACCCTTGAACTGCGTAACGGTAGAAAGGGGGTGGCTGCTGCCGTCCCCGACATAGCCGTACCACCGAATATCGTTGTTCTGCGACAGCCAAACCAGCCACTGCCCTACGGTGTTCATAGAATAGGACAAGCTGGGCGAAAACCCAACCAATCCCGCGCCGGTCAACGCCGCCAAGGACGAAGCGATAGACGCGGGCACGCCGCTGACATTGTCTTGCGTCCACAACAGCACATCTGCGCTGGTCGTCAGAACGAATTTGTACTGCTGACCGGATGTCAGCCATACTTCGCCCGGTATGCGACCGGCGCTGTCAAGAACAATAGGGTTCGCGTGCGGCGTCGTCCCTGCCTCACTAGTGTAGACGGCAGAAGGCGTAGTAGTCCCGGCTTGGTAGGTGTATAGCTTTCCGCCAGACAACGGGTTGCCGTTGTCGTCGAAGAACTGCCACCCCGCGCCGCCCAAAACAGAAATGTCTACCGTCATACGTCGATCCTTATCTGGTCAGGATATATACACGATGATGCGCTGCCATGTCCACATAACATAAATCACCGTTGCGCTTAGGCGGTAAGCGCGTCTAACTTAGCTGATAACTCTTGGACGGCCTTTATAAGCAGCGCGATCATATTGGCGTACGCCAGTGCGTCCGGCCTTCCTTCGGCGTCATAAGTCACAAATTCTTTGAGGCCCGCTGCGTCTACTTCTTCCGCGATAAGACCTGCGTAGACCTTGTCGCCGTCGTTGACGCCTTTGTAAAACACAGGCCGCAGCTTGTTAACTTCGTTCAGCCCGTTCGTGTATTCCGTAACGTCCGTTTTGTACCTTATGGACGACGTGGAGCGCAGCAGTTCACCTGCTACGATGCCGAGTACGCAGTTGGCAGCGGCTGCCGTGGTATTATTGTACGGGGAATTTGCCGCAGAGCCGGTAAACATCTTCCCGTCGTCTTGTATGAAAAACAAGTTATCACTTGCGCTGTTACGGATGACCTGCGCGTAGGTGCTGGACGAAGTACCTATCCCTTGAATAAAGTGCCGGAACGTAGATATGGGCGCCGCGCCGACACCTACCTCCGTACCGTTATCCCGTATAATCGACGTAGAAATCGCCGAAGTACCGTTACCTTTTAGCAAATACCCGGAACTTAGCGAGTTAGCGCCCGTGCCGCCGTGCGCGACGTTAAGGGTGCTAATGTTCTTCCAATAACCATTGGCCGCATCGTACTGTATGATATTGCCGTCCGTGAGCGTGCCGAACTGTACGTTGCTGTCGGTGCCGCCGAGTACCGACCCTACGGTTATGCGTATCAGAATAGACCCGCCGCCAGCGGAACCGCCTTTTGTCACGGCGGCTATGGTAGCCTTTACGTTAGGCGCTGAAGGCTGTACTTTAGTCAGACCGCCGGGGGTGGTCGGGTCGTAGAAAAGTATGTCGCCGTCAGCAAACGCGCTGGTATTCACGTTCCGAAGTGTGCCGAAACTTTGCACTAGCCCAAAACCATTCAAGGCTATGCTTTCAGCGGCTACACCGACGATATACTGGCCGTCGGTAAGACCTGAAGCGGGGGCGCCGGTAATGATGCCGCTAGCGCCAACCGCGCCGGTAAACATGACCAACTGCCCCCGGCTGATGGCGCTGGACGCTTTAACGTAGTAGAATTGGTCCTCGCCTATTTTTTGGGTGACGTGCGGCGTCATCACTATATTCAGTGTTGTTCCGCCGTCCCAATAAGCGCTGCCCACTTTGGTAGGTACAAAGTCTGGTGACGGGCTGAAAGCCAGCCAAGGCACGTTGTCCTGCTGAAGAATGGACATCGTCCCCAATTCAGCGCGCGGCGTAGAAAAGGTAGCTTTAGAAAGCGACTGCAAGTCTGCGCTGTTCGACGCCGACAACGAATTCGCGTCGGGCGCCGTCGAAACAGTGTCGGAAAGCGATTGCAGCATGGCGTCATACGAAGCCAGCAGAGTGTTCGCATCCGGCGCATTATCGGACGCTGACTGCTCTGTCGTAACGGACGTAGTCAACGAAAGGAAAAAACGATACCATTCACGGCTGATTGCGCCGGTCCGAGGGTCGATAAAATCGACGCGCGGCGGCGTTATCTGCGTCGGGTTGGTCACTGCAACCATCAGGCGCGTGTCCCGCTAAGGTTAATCTCGGCACCCATGATGTAGACGCGTACTGGATCGGTGCCAGATACTTCGTAGACGCGGTCGCGGATTTTTGTAGTCGCGCCAAGACGACGCCAGATAACGCGGGTGCCAGACCTACCGATACGCCCCATAGACGCCCAGCGCTCATTAGACCATGTATGCCCCCCGTCGTCCGACCAGCGCAGCATGACTTGGGGGTTGCTGCCCTGTCCTACGCTGATGCCCACGCCCGTTTCGCAATCAAGTTGCAGGGAATGCTGAATGGTGCGGGTGAGGTTGTTAGCGCCGGTCGGTAACGCGCGCCACGAACGCAGCCATTTTTGCGGCTGCCCGTCGTCGTCGTATGCGTCTAGGTCGAACTTGTACAGTTTGCCGTTTTGATAATCGCCGATGACCGTTTGGCCGTTAAAAAACATCTGGCAATTGCCGCGATGCCTGTTGAACTGACCGTTTTCAAACGACGCGCGTTCGTGCCACGCCCCCGTCGCTACGTCGAACACCCAAGTCGTATCCGCGCTAGGAAAGTTTAGCACATAAAAGCTATGGCCGTCTTGCTGGTATGTGTAGCCGACCGCGTCGGACATATCGGCGTACTTCTGCATCTGCCATTCTATAGCGTGCGTCGAAATGCGCTGACCTATATATCCGGCTGCGCGGTACACGATACCTTGACCGCGCGCGTCCTTACCAAGCCAGTAAATCTGGTTGTCCATTTTGGCTATGCTGTACGGAGCCGCGCAACCTAGTTCGTTGAACGCGCCTTGAATGCGCGTCAGCGGAAAATCGGTTTCGCCGGAATTGTACCACACTTCGGTAGAGGTGTTACCAAACACCCAAACTTCGCGGTGGTCCACAAACACGGCGACTACGTTGTCAGGGTTTCCTTCGGCGCTGGCAAATTCTAGCGGGTCCACCGCAGTGCCTTCCAATAGCGCCGTAACCCATACTTTTTGGCTGTTTGGCTCGTTGAAGGTAAAATACCCGTCTATGTAGCCTACGGTGACAGCGCCGGGGAAGTCTGGGTCCGTAATCTGCTGAAACGTGTCCGTGACAGCGTTGTATATGTAGCCCTGCGGGTTGGCTGCTATGAATAGCTGCGTCCCGTTATCAGCCATGCTGACCGGACCAGTACCGGCCACAATACCTTTCGCAAACGACGCCCATTGGTCGTTTATCTGATAAAGCGTATTCCCTGATACAACGTACGCGTTATTGCCAAACGCCCACGCGCCGCGAATAGGGCCAATACCTGCCGTAGTCAGTTCAGTAAGACCGGGTGCGCGCTGTAGAAAGGCAGGCTCTTTGCCGCCTTCGGGTACGATTTCCGGGAACAAATTTACCATGCGGCTGTCGGCGGCGTTGACGCTGCGGGCGACATACGCCGACCCAAGGATCGGCGTTTTCATTAGTAGTTCCCTGCGTAGACGTTAAACCGCTGCCGCGTAGCGATTAGGCTGTACGGCATGGACATGATGTCGTCGGGGTTGTTGATGCGCTTCAGGTTGCGCTTGCTGGTCATGGCGATGCGCATGACCTGTGGCGTCGGCTCCATGCCAAATTCAGGTGCCAGTTCGCAGGCCAGATTATAGCGGAACGCACGCAGGTAACCCGGCGGAAAAGACAGCACGGTGTTAAGCAGAGCGGGCTTTGTCAGTTCTTCGACCGAAACGAAATGCCATTCGAGTGCGCGGATCGGGACCGGGTACACGAACATCGTTACGTCCGGGAACGTATTGTTCACAAAGATGACCTGCGGGTACGTCGAAGTCACGGTCTTAACCGCAATCCCGTCGTACTGCTGCTGGTTGATGAATTTGATGCCGTAGCTGACGTTGGTGGACGCGTCGCGGAAATACGTTGCGTCGTCGAGCAGAATTGGGCGATTTCCTACGAAATCGCCGCTAGGGCCAAGCGTGCGGCTGGCTTGACCGGCAGGCCATGTGAAAACTTGGTCCTGCGTGGAAAAGATCGACAGACGTTCAGTATTCCAGCTATCAATCATCTGGTTCATGGCGGCAAGCGCGTCTTGCGACGTTTCAGCCGAAGGCGTTTCACCTTCGGCCAGCACACCTAGAAGCCGGAGAGAGCCGTTAATCAGATCGCCTGCGGTCGTCATGTTTAGCTATCCTGCGTAGCGCGCGGGCGTCCACGGCGCTTGGGTACCGCCATTTCGTTGACGGGTTCTTCGTCGTCAACGTCCGCCTCTTGCGTAGGCGTGTCGGGATTATAGCGTTCCCAGCCGTTCATTTCATCACAAATCGCTTCTTCTTCGTAAATAGCGACTTTCGCGCCATGTTTAGGGTGAACAAGATAGATGACGGCCATGTAAACCTCACAAAGAATACGGCCCCCGGCGAACCGGGGGCCGTTGTCTGATTAACCCCAGACGCGGCAGGCCATCTGCGGACGAATGGTGCTGTAGCCGTACAGAACGTCGATACGGCAGGGCAGGCGGTCGTTGTTGATGTCGTACTGACGGACAACGCGGAGCGAGATGCCGTTGTGCACCTGACGCGACGCCATATCGACACCCTGCGGCAGCAGAAGGTCGGCGGTTGCGAAGGTGATGGCGTCCTTGTGGTAGACAAGGTTCTGCGCGTACGGAGTGCTGGCGGCACCCGTAAACACGACAGCCTTGCTGTTACCCGGCAGGGTGTTGACGGTGGCAAGAGCGCGGCCAGCCGAATAGATCGGGGCAACCGTGATGTCGCCAGCGCCCGAACCGTTCAGGGTCACGTCCGCCAGAGCAACGAACTGGAACAGCGAGCCGGTGGTTTCGCGGGTCTGCGGGTTGACGGCGTAGCAGTCAGCCACAGTGAACACGTCGCCAGCCTTGACCGTAGCACCGTTGCCAGCGCCAGTGATCGAAATGGTGGTGGCGCCTTCCGACGTGATAGCAGCCGAGGTGGTGCCGCCGGTAGCCGAACGCGAACCAGTGGTGAACTGCTTGATGGACTGCGACATATTGATTTCGTCGAAACCAAGTACGCCCGTACCCATCATGCCGTTCTTGAACTGGCGGCTGACAGTGTCGGTCGGGTTGAACAGGCCCTTCATGCCTTCGACCAGACCAGCGTTAGCAGCCGGGTTAACGGTTGCGTAGCGCGGCGACATCACAGCAGCGTTTTCGTTCAGCTTCTGCTGGGCCTGAAGCAGAACCAGCGAAGTGGACGGCGTGGTGCCGGGGGTGCCGACCGAGTTGCCGACGGTCTTGAACGCGTTGGCAACGTCAGCGTCGATGCTGGCGGCAAGCTGCGAAATACGCGGCTTGAGAACGCGGTCAGCAAAGTCATCCAACTGCATGGTCATTTCAGCAGTGGTGAAGTTAACGCCAATGTGCTTCTGGCTGGCAACGGTCAGGGTCGTGAACTGCTCGTTGTCATCCTGCACCTGAAGGGCAGCGCCGTCGGTGACGAGAGCGCGGTCGGGAAGGCGGATACGCAGGGTCGAACCGATCTTGGCGCCTTCAACAGCAAAGCTGTCGTCGTACTGGCGGTTCACGTTGCGGGTCAGGACAAGATTATTCTCAAGGATTTCAAGAGCCTTGCGAGTAATCATGTCAATCGTAAGAATTGAATTCGACATGGTAGTAATCCCAAATTAGCGGTTACGTTGTGCCTCGTACTTCTTGATCTGCCGCTGCCGTTCCGCTTCAATCCATTCCGACGTACTCATGGTCTTGGTAGACCGAGGATCGGTAGTGTCATAGCGCGGCGTTCCGTTGGAACGAGCAGTGACAGGTGCAATCGGTGCCGGGGCGGTTGAAGTCTTACGGACCGGCGGATTTGAAGTCATAACGGCTTCAATCTTTCCGATTTCCTTTGCTTGCAAGATCGTAGGTAGACGGGAAATACGCGCAGCTTCCTTGGGATTGGAGCCGAGCCAATAAAGGACATCGGGGCCAACATCCGAGGCTTGGATGCTCTGCGCCATTACTTCCGTTACAGGCAGTTCGGGGTTGTACGCGACTTGTTCAAAGTCATCGTATTTGTCCCGCGCAACCTCTTCCCGGTCGTGGTAGGCTTCGAGCAGTTCTGCCTGCTGACGGGCGGCTTCCCGCTTCGCCAGCAATTCCTCCGCTTTACGTTCGGCCAAAGCCTCTGCGTAGTCGTCGTAGGTGTCGAACTGGTCAGGGGTTAGGTCAGCGGGCGCTGGCGCACGTTGACGGGCTTCCTGTTCAGCTAGACGTTGCTGCTGTTCGCGCTCCCATTTGCGCTGTTCTCTTGCAAGACGCTTGCCGACAATCGCGTCCAATTCTTCCTGTGTGAAAGTCTTGGTAGCTTCTTCTTCGACAGGCGTTTCCGGCGTTACGTTTTCTTCGGGCTGGACTGCTGCCGTGGCTTCCAGTTCCGGCGCGGGCACTTCCGCTTCAATGGGGACATTATCGTCCATGTGGTTTTGACCTCTCAAGTCACCTAGTGAACCGCACTAGTACGGTTGTTGTTAGGCAGTGATCGAAGCGACCTTTGCCTGAAATTCCTTAAACTTTTGATCGAACGCCGCGCGGTCTGCGGCCAGTTTGGCTTCAGCGTCGGCCAAGTTGCGTTCGCGGCCTTCCAGCGCCGCAGCCGCGTCAGCAGCACGCTTTTCAGCGCTTGCAACGGCTTCTTCGCGGGCTAGCAGTTCGGCCTGCTTCTTTTTGGCCTTGGCGTCCATATCCTTAGCCTGCGCCTTGGCAGCGGCCAGTTCGTCGTCAGCTTCTTTGGCCTTCACCTTGGCGTCTGCGACCAGACCTGCGGCCTGCTCCTTGGCAGCGGCCAGTTCGTCAGCAGCCTTGGCGCGGTCCGCCAGAGACGCTTCGACAGCGCTCATGGCGCCCTGACGCTTGGCCAGTTCGTCGCGCAGCGCGGCCATGTTGGCTAGGTCGATGGGTAGTTGCTTCGTGAAGTAGTCTACGAAGTCAGTGGCGGGCGTGTCGTTGGAGACGTTCATGGCACCCTCTTACGAATAATAGGAGATGTTCAGCTTGGCGCTGGCGGTCTGTTCGATGAACTTGATTTTGTTCAAGTCACCGTCGTACTGGAGCGTTACGCCAGCGGCGAGAGGCATACCGACCGAAGCAGTTGGGTCCACACCGTCATCGCGCCAACGGACGCCCTGCGTTTCAGCGGTAATAAGCGCGATGACCGGCTTTGCGTTGAGGCCCGTAGCGTCGCGCTGGGGGACAGTAAGACCGACCGCAGAACTAAGGCTGGTGATCTGCTGGTAGCCAAAACAGTCAGTTACGGCCTTCAGGTTGATAGCCATTAAAATCTCCTCCGCTCTGTGAACGAGCGTATCTGCACCAATATATCGAAAGAATCGGGCGGTGGCAATAACTGCGTAACCGTCGGGGGAAACAGTGTATTGTCGTTGGTGTATAAAGACGGCGCCAGCACGACGCCGCCAGCCGAAATAGCCGGGCTGTAGAACGCGTTTACGTTATCTAACCGTGCTGGTTGCAGCGTGTTGCTGGCCGAAACGGTCGGCGCGTACAATGCGTTGTCATTGGCATACAGCGCGGGCTGTAAGGTTACGGCGCCCGGCTGTATCGAGGGGCCAAAGAAAACGTTTGTATTACTGTAGGTTACGGGCAGCAGCGTAACTACGCCCGGCGTTATGGTCGCCGCATAGAACGTGTTCGTGTTGTCATATCGGCTGGGCGCTAGCGTCACCGCCCCGGGCGTCACCGTGGCACTGTAGAACGTGTTCGTGTTGCTGAACAGCGAAGGCAGCAGCGTCTGGGTAGACGTGCCGACTTGGAAGGCGTCACCTTGGAAGGCGTCCGTTTGAAAGGCTTGATCTACCATGGCCGCCTCCAGTTATATCAGATCAGAGCGGCGGCTTCCACACGGTCGCGGGGCGCGTCGGCCAAGTGTCTACGGTGACCGGCGGATTGACCGCGATCACGCGCAGGGCCTCGCGGTAGGCGAGGATTTCGTTGATGTTCTCGATCTTGTCCGCCGTGTTGGGCAGGTCAGTGTAGTCGCTCTCGGTCAGGAGCTGAGAGGCCTCCTGCTTGTTCGCCTGCCGCATAGCGTCCTCGCGCTCCGCGATCTCCTCGGGCGATGCCGGGGCCACGATCCAAGTCTGTTCCCACCCACCATTGTTGGGCGCCGGAGGCCCCATCGTCAGGTTCTGGGTGTAGTCCACGCTCGGCGGGGGAACCGATTGGCACGGGTAGACATTGAACTCGGCCAACGTGCTGTCGGGCGTCGGCACCGGGAACGACACATCCGGGTTGTCGCGCCGCAGGTCGGTGACCGTGTAGTAGATGGCGGTATCGCCGGTTACGAGGACGTACATGCGGCTTCCTCCAGTTGGTCGCGGATGACCTTGAGCATGACGCGCTCCTTGGCCTGCTCGACGCGGCTCGACGCCAGCAGTTCGCGCAGCCGGTCGGCAAACTCGCCCATCTCAGGGTGGTTCGCCATGATCTCAGCGATGGCGCGCTCATAGTTGTCGATGTTGATCTGGTAGTGCATGACTTCGCGCTCGCGGGCATCTGCGGCCTGCGTGAGGATGTCGAGGCGTTCCTGTTCAAGGTTCATGCTGTGATCTTTCCAAATGCGACCTTGTTCGCGTTGGTGGGAACGGTGCTGGGGTTGCTGTACTTCGCCCCGAACCCAGATGACGACCAAGCGTAAGCGGCGACGAATGGTGTGTTGAGGTGGGTAATTACAATTGCGTTGCCGGTCGGAGAGAACGACACGCCGTACCCATCACCCGCCGGAAGGGTCGTAGGATTGCTGAATTTTGAGCCAAATCCTGACGAAGACCATGCGTAGGCGGAAACAAACGGCGTGATCGCATGTGCGACAGCGATTTCAGTTCCCGCCGGACTGAAGGCTACGCCGCGCCCCGTCCCGGTCGGAAGAGTGGCTGGGTTGGCGAATTTTGTTCCGAAACCAGATGAGGACCAAGGGTATGCTGATACCCACGGTGAAGTATTGTGCGCGAAGGCTACAGCAGTTCCCGCTGAATTAAATGCTACGTCGAAAGGTGATCCAGTCGGAATCGTGGCTGGGTTGGCGAATTTTGTTCCGAAACCCGTAGAGGAAGACCACGGGAATGCCGCTATTCGGCTTGTTCCTGCATGTGCAAATGCAACCGCATTTCCAGAGGGGGTAAACGCCGCGCTGTATACCCGCGCACTGTTTCCAATGGTAAGGTCAGCGTACTGCGTGCCGAAGCCGGATGACGACCACGCATAAGCAAGTGCATATGGAGCATTATAAGCACCCATGACGATAGCATCGTCCGATGGGCTGAAAGCGCAGCAATAGGTTGGCTGTGCGTCAAACCCCAAAGGTGTCGTCGGGTTTGTGTATAACGTCCCGAACCCCGATGTGGACCACTGATATACCGAGATGGCCCTCGTTGTTGAGATATTGCTACATGCCACAGCAAGCGCATTGCCACTGTTCGTGAACGCCAAGCCCGCAGTATAGGTCGTCGGCAGTGACGCAGGGTTCGCGAATTTAGTTCCAAATCCTGTCGTGTCGTCCCACGGATACGCATGGATGTAAGGTGTGGTTGTGGCGCTAACAGCCACGTAGTACGTGGTTACACCGGCCCCCGCGCCACGCGCCAAAATACCCCTGCGGCTGTGGTGCGACATCAGCGCCTCGCCAAGCCGTAGACGGTCGAGGCGACCTTGAACAACTCGATGATCGTGTAGCCGCTCGTCTGGAGCGTCGGGGCCGAGGCGCTGTCGAGCCACGTCACGCCGATAGTCGTCCAAGTGATTGTGTAGGCCGAGCCGTCATCCACCAGCAGCGTCATGCTCTGCCCGGCAGTGAAGTTCGTCGCGGTCGGGGTGCGCGAGGCCCCCAGCGTCCACGTCTGGATGCCGCCGTTGGCCGGATCGAGGTCCACCGAGGAACCATCGGTGATCGTGAAGACCGTCTCCTTGGTGCCGGTGATCGTCTTGCCGGACAGCGTCTGCGTGTCGGTCGTGCCGACCACGTCGCCGGTAGGCGAGGTCTTGGATGTCCCCCATGCGGAGCCGGTAGACACCGCGAGGCCCGCGCCGGGGTAGCTGGTTACGCCGCTGTTGCTCAGGCTGCCGCCGGACAGCGACAACCCGGTTCCGACGCTGATCTCCTCCGCCGATCCAGTGCCCGCCGTCGTGCGTCCGAGCAGCCTGTCCGCCGCCATGGTCAGCGCGTGCTCGGCATTCCAGTCGGAAGGCCGGACGATGCTGGTGTCGCCGCCGTCCGCCTTGGCCGACTGGAAGGAGTGCTTGAGACTTACGGTCACGCCGCGCTCCTAAGTTGTTGATTACAAAGCAAAGATACCGGAGGCGTTCCACGTAATCGCGATGTCGCCGCCGTTGGGGGTTACAGGCAGGTTGGTGACGCCGGTGTCTAGATACGCCACCAGCGGCGATGTCGCCGCGCTGCCGGTGTCGATGTAGATGACCAAACGGGTCACTTGGGAACCTGTTACCGCCGAAAACGTTACGTCCGCGCCGTCAAAGACGCCGTTGGTGAAAGTTTTGCTGCCGATAGTCTGTGGTGTACCGACAACCGACGCGCTGACGCTGCTATAGAATTGGTGTGTGGCGGAATAGGTGTAGCCGGACGTGACCAGCGCAACCTTGACCGTTCCGGCGGACAGGTCGTTGTTCGCCGTAAATTGGAGCAACTGCTCCTTCCACTTAGGGTACAGTGCGTTAGCCATTAGCTAGTCCTTACGCCAAAAATTTGAGTTTGTAGATAGTCGAGTAATATAGCCCGAAAATCTCGTCGATGATGTTTTGAAGCGGCGTACAATCCTTGTCTACGACTTTGTAGCGCATGGCTTCTAGGTCTTCTACCTGCCCTTCCAGAAATTCGACCACGTTGTTTGTCTTCTTGGCCGACATGAGCGCAATCGGGCCAATCAGGCCGTATTTACCTTGATAGGCTTCCGCAAATTTGTCCGCCAAGTCGATGACACTGTCATAGAAACCGTTTAACGCAACGTGCTTGGCGTAGCTGCGCGTGTTCAAGTGCGCGGAATGGGCCACATCCCGCGCCAGAAACAGCATACCGACGAACTCGTTACATTTGCTCATTTTCGGCCATTCCTTCGGGCATTTCAGGCGCCATCTCTGGCATTTCCGGTGCTTCCGACGCTTCGTTTGGTTCTTCGGCTTCCGGCATTTCGCGCATTTCAGGCGCACCACCAATCAGGTCGCCAGTGTCCAAAGCAGCGGCAATCGTACCCATGACGATGTCTTGGATTTGTTCCGGCGTCATGCTGTTCTGAACTGCCGCAATGCGCTTGGTTTCGGCGTTGTACGCGTCAATTTCGGCCTTGTAGCGGTCAATTTCGACCTTCTGCTGTTCAGCGCTGTCTTGGATATTCTCCAAGATGTCGGTGACGCGGTTTAGTTCCTGCGTCATCGCTTCGATCTGCTGCTGCGCGGCCATCATTTCAGGCGATTGGTCGCCTTGCGACAGAACCTTCGGGTCCAAAATCTTCTTGAACCGCTGCGCCATTTCCTGCGCGCCCGGCCAATCCATGTTCTTGATGAACAGGTCGCCAGCCACGGTCCAAAGCTGCGGATTGGTCTGCAAAATCTGGCTCATGGCGTCCAGCGCTTCCTGACGCTTGGTCATGTAGCCGGGGCCGGTCGTAACCATAACGTCGTAAGTGCCGACGCTGGGGTTGTAGATTTTTTCGATGGTCGCGCCAGTGATCGGATCTTTAATTTCCTTGACCGGCTCTGGCTGCATCGGGTTGAACTTGACCATGTCCACCTCGCCATCGACGCCGATGATACGGGCAATGCGCTGGGTGTCGTAAATTTTCGGGATCAAATCCACGATTTGTCGCGTGATATGGCGGATGGCGCGGGCAAGGTTATCGACGTAGTGATAGGTGCCAACGTCACCCTGCTTTTCGCGTGCTACGATGGCCTTGGCGGACCGCTCGTTGCCCTGCGCGCCCAAGCTGGCGTCATACTGCCCCGTGGTGGACTTAATGTCGTCAGCAGCCCCCATTTTGGCCTGAATGAGGCCCGTCTGGGGCAACGGCGGTGCGGCGCGTTGCGGGAGGGGCAGGACGTTACCAGCGCCGTCCGTTACGTCGGGATTGACTTCCAGATACGGCCAGTTGGTCGTATTGGCAGTCTTCCACTGCATTTCGTAGCCTTCGAACTGCCCACCGTAGCCAATAAACGGTGCCTTGGGGGCCAGCGCCAGCATTTCTGCCTCTTGGCTGACCCAATAGTTGTACATCCGCTGGGCGTCCTTGGCGTTGCGCACAAGGCCCGAAATGTACATCCGTCCTTCGACTTCCCATTCGTTACCGACGACGCGGACGACGGGTATCCACTTGCCCGGCCATTCGCGCTCTTCCAGAACGTCGAAGCCGTTGGTCTTCATCCACATGACCTTTTTGCGGGTCACTTCGCGGGTGCGGATAGGCTTGCCAAACAGCGCCATAAGCTGCTTGTCTTTGGGCGTGCGCGTGAACGCGGTCTGGTTGTCCGGGTAAAGGTGCAGCGTGGTGCGTTCGTGGGTGTAGTAGAAGTATTCCGCGATGCGAATGGTGTCTTCCGCCAGCCACTGCGCCATGCTTTCGTTGCCGACGCCTTGCGCCATCAGCGTCGAGACGGGCGTAGCGTCAGGAAACATCTCTTCGTATTCGGACTTCAAGATGTCTTCGGTGATGAAGCACCACTTGGCGTCCGCGCCGCACGGGTCTTGGATGGTCGGGTCCATGTAGACCGAAAACGCGTTGCGGATGCGGCCAATGCGGATGTCTTGGTCGAAGCTGTCTTCGTTGCAGTACTCGGTCAGCAGGCGGATGTAGCCTTCGCCGTACGTCACCTGATTGTCGCAGGCCGTGTCGTAGGCCACGTCAGCGTCGGACATATACTCGATATGCCGCACGACGCCGTTGAAAATCTCCGCTACCTGCACGTCGGCGTTGTCGTCCGCCGGGATGACCTTGCCGCTGGGGCGGTTCTGGCGCTGCTCGTTCGTGACCTGCCGGACGTGCTGCGGCAGCTTGTTGATCGTCAGGCAGGGGCGGGCGTTGATTGACTGCCCCTGCACCGCACCACGCGTCGCCAGCACGTCAGCGGGCCACTGCCACTGGTTGTCGGGCGACCCGGCCATGAAGCGCAGGTCGTCCAGTTCATCCTCGCGGCTGTCCGAATACGCGGCCATCGCCATTTGCAGGCGGCTGCGCATGGTGGCCATCGTATCGTCGTCGCGCTTACCCGTGGACGGGTTAGAGCCTACATTGGCAACACTGCCAGCGCTATTGATGCCTGTAGGATCAGCCATGTTACTTCTTTTTGGTCGGAGTTTCGCGCATACGGGTCGTGACGCTAATCACGTCCTTGGCAGCTGGACGGCGGCGCATCAGCAGGCTTTCGGCAGCTTCTTCGCGTTGCACGCGCTCTGCACGGCCCAGAGTTGCCTGCGTAGCGGCCTTGTTCGGCTTTGGCGCTGGCATGGGCTTCGGCTTAGGCGCTACAACCTTCGGGGCAGCGGCTTTCAGCGGTGTTTTTTTGATCGTAACGGAGATAGGGTACTTGGCCATGATTTAACTGCCCATCCAAGATGTAGAAATCCCAGCCCCAGAGTAGCTGCGGGGGCGCGTTTTGTCAATTCGATCCGCGCGGAACTCGCGTGACGCCACCGGGAAGGCAAAAGTCAGCGCAATCGCGTCTGCGGCGTCTGGTGAGGCCAGCCCGCGCGACTTCATGTCCTTTTTGCTTTCCAGAAACAGCGTTCCCTTGCTGTCTGGCTTGGTCATGGGGCCGATCAGGTCGGTTTTCAGGAACCTGTCGTCGGGAATACTGGCGTCTTTCAGCCAGTCGCGCATCGCGCCCCACATTTCGGCGCGTTTGTTGCCCCACATTAGCTGATTTTTGGCCTTGTTGGCGAAGTTGACGCCGCGCACCTTGTAGCGCTGCTCTTTCAGGCGGTCCACGACGCCTGCGCCTAGCCCGCCTTCGTCGATGCAGACCAGCGCGGGCTTGTATTCCTCTATCGCGTCGATGACGTGACCGACCACTTCCATCGTATCGGCGCCCCGGTGACGCTTCAGGGTGATGATGTCGCGGCCTTGCCGCACGGCGATGACGGTAGCGTCGGCCCCGAAGCGCGCCGGGTCCACGCCGACCGTAATCGGCGCCGTTTCATCCTTGTGCTTGGGCCGTTTCATCGCGTCATCGACCAGATTGGACGCTATGAACTGGTCGTCACCTTCCGACGGGAACTGACCGTATACTTCAACGTTGGCTTGATAGCTATCAGGCCCATATTCGTCGATAATTCGTTGGTATACGTTCTTGTCAGTGCCCTCGACTTCGCGGGCGTCAATGTTACGCTGACGCCAAAACGCCCGTTTTCCGTGGAATGTTTCATAGAAATACCCTGTGTTGCGGCGCGGGTTGGAAAACGCCAAATGGAAGCGATGCGGCGTGTTTTCCGTGAAGAAACCATCCGCCACGGACCAGATGCTGTCGGGGATACCGCTGGCTTCGTCGAATACCAGCATCACGCCGTCGAAGTTGTGGACCCCTGCGTAGGCGTCAGGGTTCTCTTCGGACCACAGGCGGCCTTCGACCGACCAGTAGCGCGTGCCTTTCTTCAGGTCGCGCTCGACCAGTTCAGTCAGCCACTTGGCGGGCATGATGCGCGTGGCGGCAATCTCGAACCAGTGGCTGTTTAGCGACATGGCCAACCACTTGGTAATTTCCGCCCATGTTACCGACCGTAGCTGCGCCTCGCTGTTGGCCGACACGATGGTCGTCGAGCCAATGCGCGTGGTCAGCATCCAGATGACCAGCCACGACACTAGGGCCGACTTGCCGATCCCGCGCCCGGACGCCACCGCTTCACGAAATGTGTCGAAGTCCACCTTGCCTTGGTTGGCCTTGATGTGGTCGCGGATGTCAGCAAGGATTTGCCGCTGCCACTTGCGCGGCCCGTCAAAGTGTTCCAGCGGCGTGCCCGGTTCGCGCCACGGAAAAGTCAACAGGACGAAGGCTAGTGGGTCATCCTTGATCGTGGGCGACCACAGCCGCGCCATCAGTTCCATCTCGCCTGTGGCGTCGTAAATCGGCGTCTGCATGGTGTTCCTCTGAATGGGTCAGGCTGGGTACTTCGGTGTACAGCCCTTCGATGACGCGCTGCTGGGCCTTCTCCAGCGCGCCCGTAATGCTGATTTGCTGGTCGATGCTGACTTCGACCTGTTGCTTGGCGACCCAGCCGTGCTGATGCTTCAGGATGTCCAGCGCCGCCTTGGTGTCGCCAGCGGCTGCCGCGTCGTATAGCGCCTTGGCTGCCGTAAGTTCCCCGTCGGCGCGGCCCTTCATTTCGGCCATCTCCACCAGCGGGTCGAATTCGTGCAGGCGGCGGTACTGCGCCGGGGTCAAGCCAGCGGCCAGCGCGAGACTGTCGCCCTTCAGGCCGCAGCGCGCAGCTTCGTAGATCGCTTCCAGACGCGCCTCAGTGGCTTCTGGGCGCTCTGGCGTGAACGGCAGGGAGTAGAAGGTCATGCTGCTACATTAAATGATGCGGTCTGGTTTTGCAAATTTCAAAAAATAAAAAAGCGGCGACGTATCCCCGAATACGCCGCCGCCTCCCCCGACATGGACTTGCCATGCTGTTCCTATACCGAAAAGCCATCTGATGTGTCGGGATGGGACAGCACTTTTTCAAAAATAAAAAAATTGTCTGCGGTACCAGCCCGTGTCAGACACACCGGCCAAGGCCCTACCCCTCCCCCCTCAAGCCGCGAACCGTTCGCAATAACGATTTGCCGCCAGCTTTGCGCGGGGTCATTTCCCCTTGGGCAGTTTGGGCCATGCAAAACACATATTGCTGGCGGCGGGTGGAACCCATTGCCGTTTTGTTTTGGGCGTCAAGACCGCAACCGCTGGCCCGCTTGGTAGGAGACTGTATCTCCGTTTCGTCTTACCGCCCCTTGGGGTCGTTGGAACGTGTTCCCGCTGCCTCTAGCCTTGCGGCCTTGACACAAACTGTATGACATAGGCCGAAACCGAACGCAACACTTTTCTTTGCGTGGCGCGAATTTTTTTTCGCGGCGGCGTTTTGCGCGGGGCGCGTGGGCTGAAAGCGCGGGGACTACTTTGTGGGTTTTTTGGGTCATCATTTCCAAAAGTTCAATCGCTCCGTAAACTAACCTTATTGCGAACCATTCTCAATAATAAGATAGCTTTTCAATTTTTAACACTACACTACCCAAATGACCCAAAAGCCCAGCCCCGGCGCAGATTTCCGTCGTTTTTCTTTGGGTCATCCCCTACCCACAAAACTACCCAATTAGGCACCCAAAACTACCCAAAAACAGCCCTTACATTAGCGCCTCCTAACATACATTTTTTTCTCTGGCTTTTGAGGGTTAATTTTTGGGTCATTCTTGGGTCATTCTTGGGTATTTTGTGGGTAGGCTATGACCCAAAGCTTTTATAACACTTTTTGTGTTGACACTTACCTACAAAGTCACTAGAACGAATGTCAGACAACACAACGGAGCAACTGACATGAAAGTATCAGACAGTCACCTTGCAATCATCCGCGATATGGGCGCGGCCTTTCTGGACCGCCATGGCTTTACTTTTGAGGATGTAAAGACCGGGCGCGACGCTTGGACGGTGCTGCACCGCTCCGGCGCATACCGCGCGATCGGTGACGACTTTGTCGGCGGCTATCCTGACTATAAAGACGCCCACCTGCAAACCGCGCTTAAGGCGCTTATGCCGAACGCCGTGTTTGGCGATAAGGCGAGATATTAACGCCGTGCTGCAAGCTGCAACCACTTTGCTATTTGTCGCGGCGGCAATCGCCGCGACCCTTTCCATCGCAAACAGCGCCGTGCGTATCTGGCGCGCTTTTAACCGGAGCAACTAATATGACCGCTATTGCACACCCAAATTCGTTTGCCGTTCCCACCGCCATGCTGAAGGCCGCGCTTGTGTGCGCGTCTACCGAACAAGCGCGGTATTATCTGAACGGCGTTTACGTGGATCCCAAGGGGTTTCTCGTTTCGACCGATGGGCACCGCCTGTTTTGTGGCAAGATCGACATTTCCGACGTACCGCCGTTCGACGGGTGGATCCTGCCGCGCGACGCAATCAAGCGCGCGTTGACCGGCCATAAGGCGGATTTGATTGCCATCAGCCCGGCACACGTTGGGGATCTTGCGTGTCGGTCGATAGACGGATCTTTTCCCGATTGGCGGCGTGTAGTGCCGACCGAATTGACCGGCGAAACCGCGCAATTCAATCCTGCATATGTGGCCGACATGGGTAAGATTGGCGAGATCCTGTTCGGGCGCGGTAAACCTGTCCTGTCCGCCCAAATCCACCATAACGGCGAAGGCCCGGCGGGCGTTACTTTCGGATCCTGCGAGGACGCATTTGCGGTCCTTATGCCTATCCGGGCGACATATCAGGATCCGACCGACGTGTGGGCCACGCGCACCGCGCCGATCGGCACTGGCGAATAAGATCCTTAAACCTAGGGGCGGCGCTGACTGCCGCCCCAACATCACACGGAGCAACTGACAATGACCATCGAATTCACCAAAGCCGAACGCGCCACCATCGACGCCGCTGCGCGCGCTATCGCGTACCTATCCGAAACGACCAACTGGACAGACGCTGGCGCATGGGCCGAAGCTATCAAGCTGGAACGCCGCCAAGGGCTATCCGTGACCGCCGCCAAGGCCAACTGCGCACTTGCATGGCACGAAGGCGCGACTGGCCCTGATAAGCCAGTCCGCGATATGTTCTATTTCCGCCCCGGCTATCTGCGCGCGTACCTGCTAGGCGTGCGGCACGCCGTGGAACGCGCCGATAGCGATTATACCGGGCCTCTATTCCGCAGCGCCGTGGGATTGTGCCCTGCCGCCATCGAAGCCTATAAAATCGCAATCAAACGGAGCCGGTGACATGATGTACAACCCGAACGAAGACCGCACTTACTGGCGCCGCGAAGATAGCCGCCGCCTGATCGAAGCTGCACGCGATAGCGGGCACGAACTGGCGATAGCACTAGGCGAACGACTAGGAATGCTATCCGATACGGCTGACGATTTGCACGATGCAAAGGCAGAGATTGCCGAACTGTCGCGCCGGGTGGACTATCTGCGCAAAGAACTGGACGCCTATGAACTGGGAGACGCAGCGCCATGATGGCGCTGCTATTCGCGGCCCTGCTGGCCGTCATAACCCTGATGATGGAGGACTGACTATGGACCCCGCCGCAATTGCACTAGCTGGCTCACTGCTGACCAATCTGGTCCTGATCTGGAAACTGATCGACGCAAGCTATCGCGCCGCCCTGCTGCGCGCTGACATTCACTATTGGCGCGACAGCGCGAACGACTGGTGCAGGCTATATGACGACCTGCGCCGCAACAGCGTGCAGCGCGACCCGAAAACAGGCCGCTACATGAAAGGATACCGCCGCAATGCCTGATACCATCGAAAAGCGTCTGCCTGTCGCTATCATGTCCGAAATGGACGTGCTGCGCGAAGCCGCTGACGCCCTGCAAGAGCATGAGCGGCTACGCCAAGCCATGCGTGCCAGCGATGACCGCCTGCGGCTGCTCTGCCGCCAGTATGGGGATGCTGCGCGCGTCTGGGGCGTGGCACCGCACCATTTGGCGCAAGCCTGCAAGGCGCGGGGGCTGCTATGACCACCACGCGCAAGCACAAGCCGCCACGTGCCAAGGGTCCGCCGATCTGGTGCGATCACTGCGGCACGCACATCACGCCGCACAACGTGCGCGGCTGCCTGCGCACCACCTGCGCGACAAAGGCCCTGCTAGACGAACGGGAAAGGAACGCACAATGAACTGGCTGCGCAATATGCCCCGGCACCGCTACAACTGTCTGCTGATATACTACACGGCCAGCGGCTACCGCCGCCAATCGCATCACCGCACCATCGCCCCAGCCGCCGATCTGGCACTGGACATCGCAGAGAAGCAACTACGCAACGACAAGCGCCGCCGGGTGGACCGGGTGGTTTATGGAAAGGCGATACAGGCATGAATGACATTGACCCCAAGGCGCTAGAACACGCCTGCCAGTGCGCCGGACGTGCAGTGCATCATTTCGACCGCATGGCTCTGGACTTGCCGCTGCGCGCCTCCATCGTTGCCCATGCCCGCGCCATCGAACAGCACGAAGCCTTCAAGCGCGAGGTTAGCGATGCGATAGACAGCAGTGTCCTAACGCCAGAAACGGAAGCGCATCTTTCCCGCTTCATCATCGCCAAGCCCGACGAAGCGACTGCGGGACTTGCTCTGGCGGTAGAAGAAACGCTGGAACTAGTAATCGGTGACGAGGACGCCAAACGCCTACGCGCAGCCATCGAAGCCCGTGGCGGTCGCATTGTGTGGGAGGGTGAGTGATGACTGACGAAGCAAAGGCGCTGGTGGAGCGGCTGCGGGGTGACTGGCCTGAGATACTGGTCGAGAAGCACTGGATGATGGACAGCGATGCCATCGACAAACAGCGCGAGGAAGCCGCCGACCTAATCGAAACCCAAGCCCGCGAGATCGAGCGGCTGCGAGATACTCCAAATCGTATTTGGGCAGAGGCCCGCGACAGCGAATGGGATGAAGGCTTTAACTACGCTGTAAAACTATTCCGCGCCGCACTGGGAGAGAAGTAATGACGGACACAAGCCGCAGCGGTGATCTGGTGGAGCGGCTGCGGGACTTTGTAATCGCAGAGGATATTGACCTAGCCGCCGACCGCATTGAAACCCTTGAAGCTGCATTGCGTGAAGTGTTCGAGGAGTGGGCAGGCAGCGAAGGCTTCATCCCTGAGACTGCGCCAGAAGGGTATCTGCTTCAACTAACCAAGCGCATGGCCGACATCGCCCGCGCAGCACTCGCAGGAGACAGCCATGACCAGTGAAGATGACTTCGCCCCTATCTGGGAAGAGAGCATTCTGTTGGCGGAACACGAAGCAGTCCAAGCAAGCGTTGACGTTGGCGGGTGGCTGTCTGCCGCGCTTGATGACCCCAACGTCTGCGAACAGATGAAGGCTGACATTAACCGCTGGTTTTCCGCTGGCTTCCTGTATCTGGATAGTGTGCGCCAGCTTATGCAAGCCGACCGTGAAGCAGTCCGCGCCGAGCAAGCTGCCGAACTCGCCAAGTTCAAGGCGCTGGCCGAGACGCTGGCAAAAGCCGGAGAAGACTTGAAAGCAGACATGATCTGCCGCGCCGAATGGGCTGCTGCGCGCCGCAAAGACGACGACATTGTTGTTGAAGCTGGAAACGGCGTGTGGTTTCGCTTCAACGAAGCCCTGCGCGAATACAAGGAAGCCTGCGATGATAATAAAATGGCGTGACGATGGGTGGCGCAAACGCTTCGCGCTGTTCCCTATAGTTCTTACTGAAGGGCGGACAAAAACGCTGGTTTGGCTCCAATGGACGTGGCGGCGTTTCAATGGATTTCATACCGAAATAAGCATTACCGACCCGCGAAAGAAACCCCGCGATGTGGCTGACTGACCTGCGCAACTGGCTCTGGGACAACTTCGGCTGGGAACTGATTGACTGGCACCCTGACGACATAAGGTTTTAGACAATGGAACTGAAAGATAAAGACGAACTAGCGCTGGATTTGGGCAACCGTCTGCTGGATGATGCCGACAATATTCACCTGTTCATACCGGACCACTACGGCAAGTTTTGGTTCATGTGGTGCGGCAAGCGCTTCAAGGTTGAGCTGTGCATGGACCCGGAGGAAAGCAATGACGCCTGAATTGTTCCGCGACCGCTTGCGGGCAGCGATTGATAACCAAAACATGACGTGGCCAGAATTGGCCGCAAAGTCTGGCTACAGCGCGTCTTACCTGCAACGGCTGGCGCAGGGCCAGCGTAGCAACCCTACGCTTTCCTGCGTCGCCGCGCTGGCCGAAACGCTGCAAGTGCAGCCCGCATGGCTGCTGGGGGTGGCGGAATGAGCCAATTCGGCAGGCCAGTCTCCTATCCGCTGCGCGGTATGGAAGTCGGCGAAGAAGTGCAGATGGAAGCCGACACCGCCGCAGACGTGAAGCGCATCGCCCGCAACGTCAGCCAGTACGGCGCAAGGCATGACCGCTTCTATCGCTGCCGCACTGATATGCGCACACGGATAATGACAATCACCCGCATTCGCTAGACACTAAAAAACCCCCGGCGCAAGGGTGAGGACGCCGGGGGTTTATTTTTACCATCGGAGCAAACGATGACTAGCGGATGCTTACCACCTTTCCGTCGTCGGATGCAACCCCTTCAATCATTCTCCGCAATTCAGACTTGCTATATTTCTTTGCGACCTCTGGCGCGGCGTAAATCTGCTTTTTGGTCTGAAACTCGCCAGACGCCACGCGCCCACAGTCAACCCACTTCGCTTCCTTCAGCGCGTGCAGTAGGGCAGCTTGCGGCACCTTGGAGGCAGGCAGCGACATTTCCGTCGCCACCACATCGCAAATACGATGGAACGGCGCACCGACCACGCCCTTGTCGAACGGCTTTATGCGCCGCGTAATCATATCGACCAGATGGCTTTCGGTCATGCTCATACCCTGCTCGACCATGTTCAGCTTCCAGTCCGTGACCGGCGGCGCAGCCGCAGGATTGAACGCCGATACGTCGCGCTGGTGCAGCCAAGCAGCGATCTTTTGGAAGCCGCCGTTCTTATACCACTTCCACAGCTTGTCTGCGTCGTGCGGGTCCATGCGCGGAGCATTCGACCACAAGCAGAACCAACGGCGGTCTTGCGACGGAATGGAGATAGGCACCGGGTCGTTCGTGAAGGCGATGACCTGAAGACGGTTCAGCATTTCATACGGATGCAAGCCCTTGCGGTTGATCGTCAGCGTTTCAGGCGGCGCGGCGATGATCGGCTTCAGCTTGTTGGCCAGCGCCCGGCGTTCTTTCGCTTCCGGCTCCTTCAACTCGTTCAGAATGACGACTTCGGCTTGCAGACCGTAGCCCCACTGGCTTTCCAGCCCCTTGTTCTCAATGATAGAACGGTTGTGCTGATGCTCGCCACCAATCGCCCACAAGAACGGCGCCCACATACTGTCCTTGCCGCAACCTTCGTCCCCGCCGTGCAGCACGGCGTGATTGATCTTGACGTTCGGCGTCTGGACCTTGAACGCCATGACGTTCAGGACGTGCTCCAGTTCGTCGGCTTCAGGCACCAGCAGGCGGCAATGGTCCAGCCATGGCTGGATGTCACTGTCTGCCATGACGTCGCTGCCAGACACGTCTGGACGGTAGTTAATCCACGTATTGCCGTAGACCAGCCCGTCACGCGCCACCAGCACGTCTTCGCCCGGTGCGTAGGTTACGCCGACCAGCGCCTTGGCACCGTTTTCTTGGCGGCGTTCGTCGAAATATACGCTGGCTTGGATGCGGTTCTTTTTCGCGCCGTGCATCGACTTGCATTCGACGTGACGGAACAGCGCGTTGAACACGTTGCGCGGCGTTTCCCGGCGCGTCACCATGTCGAAATAGCTGTCGTCGGACTGGATATAGGCGAAGCGGGCGAACCACTCCGACTTTTCCAGCCGCCCGGCTTCCTTGCGTTCGACTTCCTTGACGATAGCCGCCGCTTCGTCCGGGAACGCTTCGGTCGGCTGGATTTTGTCGGCCATGATCTTCATGCGCTCGGCAATCAATTCGTCCCGCAGCCCCGGCGTCACGCGCGGCCCGTCGTTCTCCGCTACCCAATCAAGGAACGTGCGGCTGTCGATATGCTGGCAGTGCCCGTGGTAGCAGCAGAACGAGCGGTCCAGCGGCTTGTAGCGGCCTTCAATGTTGCCGTCGGTGTGTTCGGCGTGGTTAGGGCAAACAACGCCGCACCATCCTTCATTGTTAACCTTCGACAGCACAAGGTTGTTGTCCGATAGCCACTTCAGGACGTTGTCGCCGCCCGTGTCGCGCAGATTGACGCTGCGGTATTCCGCCGTGTCGGCTTCGGCAGGCGTCACGCCCAGCGCCGCGCAAATGTCGTCCAGCGTGTATTCGCGCTTGGGGTGGAACTCGACCAGCCGCGCTTCGAAGTTGTTCCGGCCCTGCTTCAGATTGACGCTGCCCGGAATGCGGCAGTTGCGCACCGCGTTGGTCGCGCCGGGGTCGGTATAACCTGCGTCGGCAATCGCCTTGATGGCAGCCGTGAACTGGTGCTTGGTCGGCTGTTCGCTGAACGCGAAGCCCCACTGGAACGACCCCTCGGACGTTTCCATAATCCACGTCGGGTCAATCGGCGGCACCTTCGACTTGGTGCCCACGTCGTCCAGCATCATGAACAGGACGTATTCGGTGTTCTCGCCCTTGGCGCTTGGCTTGCCGTTGAAGCGGTCCACGATGAACGAGCCGGTGTTGACATACCATGCCTCGCCGTCCTTGATGCGGGCCTTGTGCGGCAGGAACGCCGGGAAGGTTGCCTTCGGCACGCCGTCGCCGTGATAGACAATCTGGCCATCCACCAGCGCGGGCGTCTGACGCAGCAACAGGGCCGTTTCGCCTTCGGCGTCGGCCAGCCCCGTGATAAATTCGATAAATTTAGTGCGATCCTCACTCATCGCTTTGCTCCTACTTACCATAACGGGTCATTGTCGTGACTTCCGCGTTCAGCGGCAGTCCGTACGCCCAATCGGGCGTTTTACACATGATGCCGACCAGCCGGTCAGCGGCGCTTTGCGCGTCCGCTTCCGGCACTTCCAGCACAACTTCGTCGTGAACGTGCAGCACTACGTCAAGCCCTTCCTCTTCCAGCCGCAGCAGCGTCCAGCGCAGCAGGTCGTTGGCGATAGCCTGCGTGATGTTCTCGCAGGCCAGACCGCGCCACAACCGCGCCCTTGGCCACTCCTTAGCGTCAGCCGCAGGCTTCCACGACGCCTTCGCGTATGTGATGTTGCCCTCCTCATCGAAGCGGGCGAAAGGATAGCATAGCACACGACCGCTTGGCAGGGCATACCAAAGATGCAGGCGGTCATATAAATAAGTCACGCGCCCGGCAGTAAACTCCATGCCGGGATTGCGCATGGCACCAGTATAGGCGCGTTCCAGCGCGTCCCAATAGACCGGCGCCCACGGATTAGCGCGACGCCAGCCATCGACCATGCGGCGGCTGTCGCTTTCTGCCAGAAAGATGTTGTAGATGCGCCCCATTGCGTTGAACGCGCCGACGCCGCCAGCGAAGCCGCAGGCCAACTCCTGCACCTTGCCAATCTGGCGTTGGTCTTTGTCAACCTCATCATACCCGACGCGAAACGTCGCAGCGGCGTTGTGCTTGTACACGTCCTCGCCGCGTTCAAAGATACCCAGCTTGGCCGCGCCGCTGTTGCTGTTCGACGCCCACGGCGTCACGCGCGCTTCGATAGCCGCCCAATCGGCCACGACCAGCGCCTTACCCTTGTCGGCCATCAGCGCCGGGCGGAGCATACCCTTCAGCACGTCGGTCACGCGCTTGCCGAACTGCGGAACGATTTGGTGCCCGCGTACGATAGCTTGGCGTGCTAGTGCAGGGTCGGCGGCGCACTTGCGGGGGAAATTATGGACCTGAAGCCCAAATGATGAAGCGCGGCCTGTAGCACTGCCTCCTGCGAATACAAACGCACCTCTAACACGGCTATCCTCCTCATCAGCAAGCGCTGCGGCGCGACTAAACTTCGCAACGGACGAGGCCCAGAGATCATCCGCGCACTGGATAACTTCCGCCACTTCAGCCGGGACTTCATCAGGGTTTTCCTCCGCAAGCGCCAGCAGATTGGCGCGAACATTCTTGTCGATGGACAGCTTGGCTTCGCCGTCCTTGTGGACCGTGGCAATCTTTAGTGCTTCGGGTCCGACCCGCGATAGTACCCATTCACGCATCTTCGGGCTGCGGACCGACGTGACCGCGCCTTCAGTGACTTCGCTAACGATGTCCTGAATTTCGACAGCTTCTTTTTCTGCGTAACGTACCGCCGCCAAAGCCAGAGGTTTATCAAGCAGGACGCCACGGTCGTTAATACGCTCATTGACGTGATAGTCGCGCAGTTCATCGGCTGACAACTCCCGCTGCGCCTGACTGATAGCCCGCATGGCGCGCACGTCGCTTTCGCAATACGCCACCATTTCGGCCATCAAAGCGGCGTCCTCGCGGAAAGTGCCATCGGCCTGCGGGATAGACAACAGGCGAATTAGCTGGCTGCCGCGATGGTCTTTGCGCATTGACGCCCCAGCGAACCGCCCCA